TTCAAGCACATCATCATAAGAATCCAAACCTATCTCTTTCTATTAACTCTAATCTTGGTGTTCCGGATAATCTTATAGATAAATTTATTGAGATTGCTAAAGACCTTTGTGATAATGATAAGGTAAGAGAACTTACCATATTCACTTCAGTAGAAGCAAAAGGCGCTCAAGCTGAATATACAAGATACGGATTAGAGTATGATAAATTCTGGGCTAATATAGATAAAATACTAACTGCTTTACCGAAAGTTACTATTAATATCATGGCGACATTTAATGCACTTTCTGTATTTAGTTACGATGAGTTAATAGATAAGACTTTTGAGATGAAGAAGAAGCATGCTAACGGACAAAGATACTGGATATCTGCCTTACAACTTGATACCTCTTATTTAAGATGGCCGACACACCTATCTGTTAAGATATTAGAGCCGGAACATAAAAACTTAATTTTGAAGTCTGCAGAAAAGTCTTTATATTACGGTATAAAGGAATTTACAAAAGATAATTACGGATTCTCTAATGTAGAGATTCAGAAAATAAAACGCATTTACGATTACGCTACTTCGGAAGATGATTTTGATGTAGAGAGAAATAGAAAAGATTTTGTTATATTTGTAGATGAGTTAGATAAAAGAAGAGGAACTAACTTTTTAGAGACGTTCCCTGAACTAAACGAATTTTATGCTAAAATTAAATAAAGGGGAACCGTGGGTATTTTGGCCGAGTAGTATCTGTGATACGTTTCCTGAAAACCCTGGTAATAGAGTACTAAGAGGAGATTGTTATTTTGAATTTGATATTAGGTTTACATTAAGAGAAGAACCTATAGAAAGAAAAACAATCTTTGCTTTACTTCCTAAATATACAGGATTAGATATCCATCCAGAAGGAATGGTTTTTGCATATACAACAGAAGAAGAGACTGCTTATATTAACTTACCTTCTTTAATTAAAGTAGGAGAAGAAGTCTTACTAACAGTAGAACATCAACCAAATAGGTATTTAAGAATATTTATTAACAAAGAATTAATTGAAGAGGTTAATTTAGATAATAAGGTTTTTGGAATAGATAATAGCCCGCATATTATATTCGGAGCTGGTAACTTCCCTAAAAATGATTTTAACCTTAATTATGTAGATTTAGATCTTCATGAATTTATATTAAAAGGAATAACAGGAGTCATATGTCATCATACTTTTGAAGAGTTTATATTTGATAAGTCTGTTGATATTTCCGGTAACCTAAATTTTATACACAAATTATAATGGGAGTTTTCGCAAAAAAGGACGAAGAATCGTTCCAAGAATATAGAGAAAGGGTTATCAATAAACTATCCCAATCTTTTTGTGGTGCTAAATGGTATAATGCTACTATTTGGTTAGGTAACGGTACAACAGCAAGTTGTCATCACCCACCGGCACATAAAATACCTTTAGAGGAAGTTGCTAAGTCCTACAAAGCAATTCACAATACAACTTATAAGAAAGCTATTCGTAAACAGATGATGGAAGGAGAGCGTCCTAAGGAGTGTGAATATTGTTGGAAGATAGAGGATATGGGACCTGATAAGGTATCTGATAGAGTTTATAAATCAGTTATATATACAGATGAGGAATTAAAAAAAGCTAAAGTAGAGTTAGGGTATACAGAAGATGTAGACTTAAAGACACTGGAGATAGCTTTTGATCCGAACTGTAACTTTGCTTGTTCATACTGTAACGCTTCCTTTTCAACTACTTGGCAAAACGATATTAAAAAGTTTGGCCCATATCAGAATTTAGTATCTGATGGAGCCGGAGCCTTTCAACATGACGGAAGACATGCAATGCCTTATGGTAGAAAGAACGAAGGAAATCCTTACGTAGAAGCTTTTTGGAAATGGTGGGAAGCAGAGTTACAATACTCATTGAGAGAGTTAAGAGTAACAGGCGGTGAACCTACGATGTCACCAGACTTTTGGAAGCTAATGGATTGGTGGAAACGTAACCCACAGTGTGAAGTTCCTTTTGCAGTAAATTCAAACTTAGGGCAGAAGAAAGAATTATTAGATGCTCTTATAGAATCTACTCATAGCTTTAAGGATTTTAGTTTATATACTTCTTGTGAAGCAACAGGACTACAAGCTGAATATATTAGGTATGGTCTTGAATGGGAAACTTGGTTAAAAAATATGTACCGAGTTAACAAAGAAGCAAACGTAAAGTCTGTAAACGTAATGATGACTATAAACGGATTATGTTTATTCTCAATTACAGAGTTTATGGATGAGATGATAAAGCTAAAAGCAAAGCATGGAGCTCATGCGGCTATCATGTCTTTTAACATATTACGTTTTCCTTCTTTTCAATCTATAGTAACACTCCCTGTTTACGTAAGAATGGAGAGAGCTGCTCATATTGAAAAATGGTTAGAAGCAAACTGGAAAGGTGGTTTTAATGGATTACTAGATATGGAAAGAGACGGTATATTAAGACTAATTGAATACATTAAACAAGTAGATACAGGGCATGCTTTTACCTCATCACTAGAAAGTAGAGAAAGAGATTTTAAATCTTTCTACTTACAGTACGATGTTAGAAGAAATAAAGATATAATTAAAGCATTCCCGGAAATTAAAAAATGGTGGGATACTATACCAGAAACTAAGTTAGATGTTCTTAAAGAAGTAATAGACGGAGATGATGCTAAATCGAATAGATACGTACATGATGTTTTGAAGAAAGCTAAAGAAGAAGGTTGGATACTAAACCCACAATGGCATAACCCAGGATCACAAGAGTATATAGAACCAGATAATCAACAGCAAGATGATATGATTGACTTGATTGATTTACTAAAGAAAGAATCTGATCCAAAAGGACCAGGTATAAAACATAAGCTAATATGAAGTTTGCATTCGACAAGTATGTAGATTTAGAAGACTATACAAACCCTTACCCTCTTCCAAATGGAATGGTAGGGGCAGAAGATTTACCTAGAACTTATAATGAACTATCTAAGTATAATGTATACGGTTTTCTTTTTAAGAAACATTTAGATTACCAAGAACATCATTTCGGACACGACACTGTAGATAACCTTATAAACGGTCCTGAGAAGTTTATGTACTCAATTTTATTGAGAGATAAAACTACTTTTCATAAACTAAGTGATGAGAAGTACTATAAACTTAGCGATAAACTTGTTAAAGCAGTACAACAAAAACAAGGAGCAATATTATTAAGTCATTTATTTGAAGGAGATTTTAAGAAGAGAGATTATAGTGAAGTTGGTGCTATTAACCAATTTGCATTAAAGTATAATTTTAAAAAAGAAGATATACTGGTACTTTCCAATAACCTAAAATGGAATTACGAAGAACCAGAAAATGCCCTCTTTACAGTAAAAACCTGTAATTACTTTTTACTTAACCCGTGGTTTATAAAGGAAGACTTTTTAGACGAAGGTAATGATCAATTCTTTCGGATTGGATTTGAAGATAAAAGAAGGTATATAGGAGCGTACCCAAAACCTAAAAGATTTCTTTCTTTAAATAGAAGACCTAGAACCCATAGGATTGTACTCTTTACCGAGATAGCAAAGAACCCCCAACTACGAGATACATCAGTATTAAGTATGGGTAAACGTAGTTTAGATCCTAATCAAGACTTAGATAAAGACCATTGGGCTAGAACATATAATAACCCTTGGATGACTTTATACGATGCTTTTGTAGCAGATAACTATAAGCATGATAAAAAAGCAGGAATGGAGTTCCTTAGTAACTATAATAATGAAGAAGATTATTTTGTGGATTCTAATCTAGAATACAATTTAGCATTTAATTTAAACGAAACACTTCACTTAAATACTTTTGTAAACGTATTCACAGAAACTTTATTTGAAGAAGATACTATTTTTTTATCAGAAAAAATTTTTAAACCTATATACTGTCTACAACCTTTTATAGTATTCGGTAACCCCGGTACTTTAAAAGAGCTACAGAAGTTAGGTTTTAGGACATTTGGAGAATTTTGGGATGAGTCTTATGATCAAGAAATCTCTTTTACAAAAAGGTTAGAAAAGATTATAGAGATTATGAAAGACCTGGCTAACAAGACCCACGGTGAACTATTACAGATGACACGAGAAATGTCTGACATACTTGAGCATAATTATACGCATATGATACAAGCTAGTAGAGCAGAAGTATTTACATTAAAACAAACCCTTAATGAGCAATTCAGTTAAAGATTATAAGAAATCAGAACATTTCTGCTCTGCATTATGGATGCACCTGCACGTAGTAAATGACGGTAGAACATATCCATGTTGTATGACCCCTATAGATAATCAATCTACTCTAGGAAACGTAAATGACAACTCCTTATTCGAAATTATGAATAGCAATAAAGCTAAGTCAATGAGAAAAGGAATGTTAGAAGGTAAGCCACTTCCTTCATCTTGTTCCCGATGTGTAAGTAAAGAGAAGTCCGGAATGGGTAGTATGCGAATCGGAATGAATGATCATTGGTTTGACGAAGTTGAAGACTTAGTAGAAAATACAAAGGAAGATGGGAGTATAGATGAGTTAAGATTACTTTACTGGGATTTTAGATTTAGTAATTACTGTAACCTAGCATGTAGAACCTGTTCACCTTTATTCAGTACTGCATGGACTAAAGACTTCATTCAAGTATTTGGGGACAAGTCTGAACACTTAGGTTTAATAAATCTAGATGATGCTGATAACTTTTGGAAAAATATTGAAGAAACTATTCATACCGCAAAAGAAATTCATTTCGCAGGGGGAGAACCTTTAATTATGCCAGAACATTGGAAGCTTATTGAAATGCTTGAAGAGAGAAATTTGTATGACGTTAAGTTGAAGTATTCTACTAACGCAACAATGCTTGAGAATAAAGGAAGAAACATAATTGATGTTTGGAAGAAATTTAAACACGTACACTTAAGCCTATCGATAGACGGTACAGGAGACCTTTTTGAATTAGTTAGACATAACGGTAAATGGGCAAAGACTAGAGAAAATTTATTAAAGATAAATGAAGCAGGTATTGACTTCTGGTTACATCCTACAATAAGTCTTTTAAATATATTCCGAATAGATCAAATGCATAAAGAGTTTTTTGATATGGGATTAATTCCTATTCATAAAAAACCTCACGAACAGTATCCTTTTGCTCCTAGTCACTACTTTACAAGTAGGTTCCATATCAACCCGGTATTCTTTCCAATGTATTACGCTTTAGAGACTCTACCAAAAGAGTTAAAAGAATTAGCAACCGAAAAGATAACTAAGTACGGTAGGAGTATGGAAGCTAAATACGGTATACCATTCTCTGGATGGGAATCCTTATTGGATATTATGAATAAGAAAGAAGGTAATCCTGAGTTTTTCCAACGATTCATAACAGTAACAAAAGATTTAGATAAAGTACGCAATCAAGACTTTTTAAAACTTAACCCAGAATTTAAGCCCTACTTTTAATGAAAGATATAATTTGGAACATAGATACAGTAAAGTATTTCCGCGAAGTCATGAGACAAGAGTATAATACTATTTTGACTTTAGATCCATGGGCTGACGGTGCATTAAATAGATACACACAGTTTACTTCTTATTCAGAACAAACACAGACGATAAAAGCAATTGAGGATAAAAAAACACAGTTAAAATTTGAAGATGTAAGGTACTACATAAACGATTATGCATGTAGAGGAGATTGGAGTATAAACACACCTCATTCAGACCATTTAAAGATAGCAGTATTCGGATGTAGTTTTACATTCGGAGTAGGTATTGATGAAGAACAAACTTGGCATGCACAAGTAAAAAAGATGCTCAAAACAGATAAACCTATACAGTTGATTAATCTAGGGTACCCGGGTGGGAGTATAGCTAAGTGTTTGAAGTTATTTAAGTACCTTACAGATGTATACTCAATTGATATTGCGATTTTTTTATTACCAACTCATTGGAGAGATGAATACCCAGAACATACTAATAAATTAGGAACAAACTACCATAATCTTATACCAAATGTAAGCCCACATCTTTTACAACTTAAGTGGGAGCAATACTATATGTACGCTACAGAAGAAACTCAGATATATAATGCAGTACGTTCTATTTCGCATATTGATGCAATCGCACAATCTAAAAATATAGAAACATACTTTAGTACATGGGATTTCCCTTTGTATAGTTATTTAAAAACAAATTATTTAACTAAAAAGCAAATACTTCCTTATTATGAGTTTTTAGAAAATCATAAAGGAATTAAAGCCGGTTTTGCTAGAGATGGGAAACATCCAGGACCTTTAAGTAATGAACACTTTGCTAATCAAATTTTAGAACACTTAACTACTTTTTCTGAAAAGAGAACAGCTAATAAACCTATTAAACTAATTTAACCTATTTATATAAAAATATTTAAGAAATGGCAACTAAATACACACTATCTTATAATGCATCAGTAGATCTAGGATCTGTTCGAAAAACATTAGAAGAATTACAACCAGGAGAATCTATCATTACATACAATACAGAAGAAGGTATATTTGAAATATCTGAGATAGTTTCTGTAGAAGTTGATCCGGATGTAGATTACGAAAAAGACTACCAGGGTATAAAAATAAACTACCTCCCTCAAGTATTAACATTGGATTCTATAATTTACGTAAAAGAGGAGTTAGAAGGAGATGTATTTTTAGGATACTTTACAGATGAAGCACCGGAAGTAGAAGGTATTGCTAACAAAAAATTAGTAAAAGTTCAAGCCGAAGTGCACAAGATGTTTGACGGACAAAATTGGGTAACTATTGACACACTAGGAGTTATGGCATGTCAAGGTAGGTTAGCACATATTACCGTTGCTAAAAATCATTCACTATTTACAGGAAACCCATTATTATCAGACTATAGAGCAAAATAATAAAATGGAAGTAGGTTTTATTGGAATAGGTAAGTTAGGAAAAGATGCAGCCGAAGTAATGGCAGAAAAGCATAACGTTGAAGGGTACGATATAAATAAAGACGTAGCCGCAACAGTTAGTTTTAAAATGGTTAACAGTATAGAAGAACTGTGTAAGAATAAAGATCTAATCTTTATAGCCGTACCTACACCGCACCATCCTGATTATGATGGAAGATACCCAACATCTCACCTACCTAATAAAGATTTTGACTACAGCATTGTTAAAGATATCTTAGAAAAAGTAAACGAATATACAACAAAAGACCAACTAGTAGTATTAATCTCAACAGTACTACCGGGTACTATTAGAAGAGAGTTTATACCGTTAGTTAAAAACTACCGATTTATATACAATCCCTATTTGATTGCAATGGGAACTGTAAAGCAAGATATGATTAGACCTGAAATGATAATAGTAGGGACTGAAGATGGAACACAGACAGGAGATGCTAGTAAGTTAGCAGAATTTTACGGAACATTTGTCTACCCTAAGACAAGGTATGAAGTAGGGACTTGGGATGAAGCAGAAGCAATTAAAATATTTTATAATACATTTATATCAACAAAAGTAGCTCTTGTCAATATGATTCAAGATGTTGCCGAAAAGAACGGTAATATGAATGTAGATGTAGTAACAGGTGCATTAGAAAGATCAACATACCGAATACTAGGACCTGCTTATATGAAAGCCGGAATGGGAGACGGAGGTGGATGTCATCCTAGAGATAATATAGCATTACGTTATATGGCAGAACATTTAGAGTTAGGTTATGATCTTTTTGATTCTATTATGAAAGCAAGAGAGATACAGGCAAAAAACTTAGCAGAAAAGTTGGTTTCTATAGCAAAAGTTCGTAACTTACCTATAGTAATACTTGGGAAGACTTACAAACCTAAAGTACCCTACGAAGATGGATCATCCTCTATACTGGTCGGCTACTACGTAGAACAGTTAAGTGTAAGTGTTTGCTACGACTTAGAAGACCCTATCGAAGGTGTTTACCTACTAGGACATTATGGAGAACATTACGATTATAAGTTCCCTAAAGGTTCAATAGTACTAGATCCGTGGAGAAGCTTTAAATCAAACGATATTGAAGTTGTATATTACGGTAATACTAGAATAAATGGCTAGAGCTATAATCATATCAGGATTACTTCATAACCTTTCAGATAATTTTATAAGATTTGTAGAGGATATAGGAGAAGAAGTAGATACATACGTACATACTTGGAATGATATAGATAATTTAAGATGGGTAAACAAATTACTGAGGTACCAAGATAGAACAAGAATAACAGTAAACATGGAAACATGTCCTGATTTTGAAAAAAAATATTTAATATTACATTCTACCTATAAAGCAGTTAATCTAATTCCTGATTTAAACAAATATGAAACTATTATTAAATTTAAACCAGATCTAGATACAGATTATATACCTTATAATAAGAAAATTGAAAAGTACTATACTGAGGGTTATTTACATTCCTACCCCTTGATGAAAGATAAGTCTAGAGAAGACTTTATTTACGGTAGAGTGTTATATAAGACAATAGATGAACGAATGTTCTCTGCTTATCCTTCAGCAATAGAAAAACTATTTTTAAGACCTTATAACGATTATTTCGATGATATTCATAATCTAGATAAATTTTTACAAAAAAAGTATACGAAAGACTATGAGGGGAGTATACTCTGGACTAATTATATAAAAGAAAGAGAATTAGATATTATACAGGATCTAACACTCCAAATACCAAACTGTAAATCTAAAAGTTATTAAAATGTCACAAGAACAAAAGTTACAACAAGAAGAGATAGACAGTATTAAGATGATACAGTCTCAAAGAATTAAATTAAACGAAGAGCTAGCAGCAATTTCTTTAGCTGAATTTGAGTTAAAAACTCGTAAACAATCAGCAGAAAACTTTTACAACTCGTTAAAAGAAACAGAAAAATCCATCGCATCAGACTTACAAATTAAATACGGATTTCAAAAAGTTACTCTAAATCTAGAAACAGGAGAAATATCAGAGGCTTAGAGAATAACAAGTAGAGTGTTTCAGCTGAATACACCTATTTATATACGTAGTTAAATTAAATCTTTTGAAAAGGGTTTCGAATTTATTAAGATATTTATTTTAGAACCCAACTAACAAATAATAGAGACATGGCAGAAACATTAATTTCACCAGGTGTATTAACGAGAGAAAATGATATTTCGTTTATCCAACCACAAGCGGCTGCAGTAGGTGCAGCGTTTATTGGTCCAACAGTAAAAGGCCCGGTAGAGCAACCTACAGTAGTAACTTCTTACGGACAGTACCAAAGATTATTTGGAACCACAATAGAATCTGGTTCTAATAGCTATGAGTATTTAACATCAATCGCAGTAAAGAGTTACTTTGAACAAGGAGGAAACACAGCATTAGTTACTAGAGTAGTATCCGGCTCTTACACAGCAGCAGATAATACTACATTAACAACTGTAGGTGCATCATTTACTAATCCTTTCCAATTGGAAACATTAGGTAAAGGCGCTATCTATAATAATGCAACTGGATCTGCTTCAACAACAGCTGCTCATAACGCAGACGGATCTCTTGCTTTAGGTAATACTGATAACATTAGATACGAAATCGTAAACGTTAATAATACTAGCGGTACATTCTCATTATTAGTACGTAGAGGAGATGATAGTAGAAAAAATAAGATTATCTTAGAAACATTCAACGATCTATCATTAGACCCAAATTCAGAAAATTATATCGAAAGAGTAATTGGTAACCAAGCTGTATCAAAAACAGTAGAAGGTTCAGAAGTATTTGTTAGTACAACAGGGGAATATGTAAACAAATCTAACTATATTAGAGTAAAGGCGGTAAGTCGTCCAACTTTAAACTACTTAGCTAACGATGGTGTAACAGTTAATACCTTATCCGGAGTTTCTCTTTCAGGATCTCTACCGGTAGCTCAGTCAGGTTCATTCTATAATGCAACAGGCTCACCATTTGCAGGAAAAGGAGAAGGAGCTAAGTTCTTCAAGTATATCACTAATACAGATACACAAGGTTTAGTAGCAGCAAATTATGCAGATGCTATTTCAATCTTAAATAACAGAGACGAATACCAATTCAATATAGTAACAGCACCAGGTCTTGTTTATGACTTCGGTACACATAAAGCACAATTAGATTCTATCATATCATTAGTAGAAGGTAGAGGAGATGCAATCGCAGTAATTGACTTAGAGCAATACGGCGCAACAGTATCAAACGTAACAGCAGCAGCTGGAACGGTTAACTCTTCTTATGCAGCAGCTTACTGGCCTTGGTTACAAACACAATCTGCTACAGGTAAGAACGAATGGGTTCCTGCTTCAACAGTTATACCGGGTGTTTATGCTTTCACTGATAGTGCAGCGGCACCATGGTTCGCACCAGCAGGTTTAGTTAAAGGAGGTATTCCTAACGTAATACAAGCAGAGCGTAAAGTAAGCCGTGAGCAACGTGATTTACTATATCGTTCTAATGTTAACCCAATTGCTACATTCCCTGGACAAGGTATTGCAGTATATGGTCAGAAGACTTTACAGAAGAAAGCTTCAGCTTTAGATAGAGTAAACGTTCGCCGTTTATTAATCGAATTGAAACGCTTCATTGGAGGTCAAGCTAACAACTTAGTATTCGAACAAAATACAATCGCTACAAGAAACAAATTCTTAGCAATAGTTAACCCTTACTTAGAATCAGTAGTTCAACGTCAAGGATTATATGCTTACAGAGTAGTAATGGATGATTCTAACAATACAGCTGATATCGTAGACAGAAATCAGATAGTAGGTCAGATCTTTATCCAACCAGCTAAGACTGCAGAATTCGTAGTACTTGATTTCACAATTGAACCAACAGGAGCAACATTTGTAGCTTAATTAAAATAATTGATATTTATATAAAACAGATAATAAAATGGCAGTATTAGATTCTAACGAAATTATGTTCAGAGCCTTCGAACCGAAGGTACAGAATAGATTCATCCTATACAGTGACGCTATACCATCATTCATGGTTAAAGCAGTAACTGCTCCATCTTTCACAGATGAGGAGATCAAATTAGATCACATCAACTCTTATAGAAAGATTCGTGGAAAGAGAAACTGGGAAAACATGGATATGACATTATACGATCCAATTAACCCATCAGGTGCACAAGCAGTAATGGATTGGGCACGTCAATCTTACGAGTCAGTAACCGGTAGAGCTGGTTATTCAGATTTCTACAAGAAAGATTTAACTTTGAATCTTTTAGGACCAGTAGGTGATATCGTATCAGAGTGGATCGTTAAAGGAGCATTCATCGTAAACATGGCCCAAGGTTCTTTGGACTGGTCAACTAGCGATGGTGTTGAATTAACTAT